TTACGCTGCGGTAAATTCTCTTGTTTCTACGTTGAACGTACCCTTTTGCTTATTGCCGGTGAAGTGGACCTTAAAGGGGATCTGGTAGCCGGTGGTGTCGCCGCCGTAAGAGGTCACCTCGATGTAGACCTCCTCCCGGATGGCGCTGTAGCTGCCGTTTTCGGCATTCTCCCACAGCTTGACCTCCACCACATCGGTCTTCACATCCTCCAGAACACGACCTTCGTCGATAATGTCCTGCAAGCGTGCAAACAGCGCGCTGCCCTCCTCGGCATAGTACGGCTCTACCGCGCCGGTCTTTTCATAACCGGAGATCACCACGCTGGTCTGCCCCAGAATATTCTTCCGGGTCTCCACCTGGGCGCTGAGCTCCGGGGAAAACTCTTCCAGATCCTTGCCCAGACGTTCATACTGCGCCTTGTCCTCGCCCAGCGCGGCGGCATTGATAAAATGTGCCAGATACTTTCTTTCGATCTTACTCATAAAACTTCCTCCCTCTCGGCGATCAGCCGAAGCTCATAAATTCCAAGACCTGTGCTGGTATTTTTCACAAGTCTGCCCTTTTCCGCCCGGAACTGCTGATTTTCCCCCAGCTGGGGCGGATGCTTTGCAGCGGCTTCCTGCAGCTGCAGCAGCCAGGTGGCAGCATCCACACCGGGCACTGCCGTCCGCCGCAGGATAAAAATGTAGCGCATCTGCCGCACCCGGTTGCCCAGCACGTCCTCTTTCAGACGCACCTGCTCCATACCCAGAGGAAACAGCCCCGTGTCCCCATCGTTCAGGGCGCAGCTGTCCACCGCCGGCAAGATCCCCCGCTCCAACAGCCACTGCCGCAATTTTTCAAAAATATCCATACCTACCTCGCAGAATAAATTGGAATAATGCATAATTCATAATGCATAATGCAGAATTATGGTATTTGCTTCGCAAATGATTTAAAATCCGTCCCGTAGGGACACATTCATTTTGCATTTTGCATTCTGCATTTTGCATTTCCCATTACTTCCTCCCTGCTTCCCAATGGGCGATCTCCCCCTGCCAGTGCCAGGGGGCAGCATAAGCCGCCTCGCTGAGCCCCGGCACATTTACCGGCAGAAACGTCTCCCACTGTACCTGCTCCGGACCAATTCCGTCGAACACCCGGTCACCGGGGCGAAGCGCCTCCGCCCCGGGACAGATCAGCAGGAATTTACGCACAAATCGCTCCTCGTCGGCATGGTCAGAATACCGGTAAAAGCACCCGTTCAGCACCCGGCGCTCCACAACATCGTCCACCTTGCGATACCGGGTGACTGTCTGATTGCATAACGGATATGCAACCAGATCGCACACCCCAGCATTTTGCATTCTGCATTCTGCATTTTGCATTTACGGAACGCTCACCCCCCGGTAGATCTCCAGATAGCCGGAAACCGCCTGCACAAGCTGCCGCTGCAGCGGCACCGGGTTTTTCTCATAGGTCACGCTGACACCGCCGATGGACGTGCGGCTATACCCGGCATTGCGCTGCCGCTGCAGCACCTCTGCCGCAGCGCACAGCGCCATTTTCCTGCTCTGAGGACCGTAGGGCACTACCCTGCAAATGTATTCCAGCCCCTCCAGCCAGTCCCGGGCTCTTTGGATCAGCCGGGGAAAGGCTGCGGCGCTGATGTCCGAGCCACGGTACACATCCGTGTAAAAGGCGAAATCCGGCATCTTATGCACCAATGGCGATGTCCCGCAGGACCGCCGCCTTTAGAGTATTCTTCAGGGCGACACCAGCCACCAGCTCCACCTCACCGGTCTTGACCGCGCCGGGCTCATTCAGATCGGGCAGGTAGGAAACGATGACACCGTTGCCCTGAGGGGAGATGCCATGGAAGCCGTCCAGACCCAGGCAAACTGCGTAAATGGCAGTCTTGCCGCCCTCGGTGGGGATCACGTCCAGGGTGTTTTCGCCGTCAAAGTACTTGCCCATGTCCACCATGGGAATGCCGGCATAGGTCTCCACGGTGCGACCGAAATCGTCGGTGGAGCGCTCGTAGTAGCCGGCGCGGCGGGCGATGGAGCGCAGCTTGATGAGCATCTGGGTGTTCATCAGCAGCATGGAGGCAGTGCCGTCCAGAGTTGCCAGGAAGGCATCCATCTCGTCCAGGAAGGCGTTGTAGTTCTCGTCCAGCTGCTGGGAGGTGGTCAGCGCCACAGCAGAGGAGATCTCGTTGGCAGTGCCGGAAAGCAGCTTCTTAAGACCGTCGAATTCGCCCTTTTCTGTGTCGCCGTTGACCACCATATTGTGGAAATAGTTGGCGGTTGCCTTGATCTTCTGCTCTGCCTGGAATGCCATCTCGTCGGCAGCGCCGGAGGTATTCTGCAGCACACGGTCCAGCTGGAAGGCGCCGCCCATGATCACCGCGTTGGTGGTCTTCTTCTCCCGCTTCGCCTCACCGGGGGTGTACTCGCTGCCGATGGTACGCACCGCGGCGGTAGCGGGGGTCTTCAGCTGGATGTAGCCGTAGGTCAGCGTACTGCCGCCGGTGCCGGGGGCGATAACGTTGTCAAACACCATGCCGTCCAGCAGCGCGGAGCTGCGGCGGAACATATCCACCACCTGCTGATCCACCTTATCCGCCATACCGATCTTTGCTTCATTGAGTGTAATTGCCATGTTTTCATTTCTCCTTTTCCTGTTGTAAATATTGATCATCAAATTCCAATTTACCGAGCTATTTATCGAAACGCAAAATGTAAAACGCAAAACGCAAAACGATGACCTAGTCGTTCAATTTTCTGAATAACGAACGACGGATCGACGATGAATGCGAATCGCACGATCTACCAAGGGGATTACAAAGGGGGAAACGTGTAGGCAGTTTTTCCTTGTAAAATCTATGTCGTTTCCCCCTTTGGACGTCTGGGGAGTCCGAGGACCATACGGAAGGTCCTCGGCGGTTCTTTGGATACTTTCTCACCGGAGAGAAAGTATCAAGCAGTGATTGAGAGCATCACTTTCTCGACTTCCCATTTAGTCTTTGCTGGTTATTACATCTATCAGACAGCTCGATAAACCGGAATTTGGATGATTACGGAATTTTTTTGCGGTTTTACTTTTTCTTCATCCGTTCCCGCAGTGCGCCTGCCAGGGTGGTCGCCTTCTGGGGCGGCTCCTGCGTGCCGGTAAACCGTGCGTACTGAGGCACAGCGCCGTGGAACAAATAGCCGCTGTCCTTTTTCAGCGCGCCGATGGCATCCGCCAGCGCAGCGCCCACATCCTGACTTTTTCCAATGGTGTCCAGATCCAAAAGCGCAGAAATCGCCTTGACATTTCTGCCGCCCGCACCCAGCACCGCTTCCGATACCTGCTGCTGCAGCTGAACCTGCGCCAGCTGCTGCGTATGCGCCTGCACCACCTTGTCATGTGCCTGCAAAATCGCATCAATAACCGCCGGCTCCAAAGCCAGCCCCTCCAAAAACGCTCTGTCCACAAATCCTTCTCCTTTCTTAATTGTCCGTTGCTTCCGGCATGAATTGCTTGCGGATCACCGCCCTTTGCTCCGGGGTCTCTGCCGGCAGACCGAACCGCCAGCCCAGCGCCACCTCCGGTGCCAGCAGCCCGGAAGCAACCATCTCCTTGTAGTCCGCCCAACGCTTTTCCTCGTCGTAGAGCACACCGTTACCCCAGTCAAAGCGCACAGCGGACACCTCACCGCCCATGCCGTACAGTCCGCCCAGCACCGCGCACAGCGCCACGGTCTTTTCCACCGCCCGCTGCCACATATTCTGAAAATCCATCACCGTCAGCGCATGCTCCGTCTGACTGGCAGAAATCTCCGTAGCGGTGCGCTGATCCAGATTGGCATCGCACAGCAGACCCCGCTTGATGCCGATCAGCGACTCCACGTTGCGCAAATACTCCTGCTTTCTGTCCAGGTACGCCTGCTGGCGCAGCTGGGGCGAGAACAGGGTAATGCCCACCCGGTCCGGCGCCTCGTCCAGACCCACAAACACATTGTCCTTCAGCTGACCGCCGTCCAGCAGATCTGCCGACACGAACACCCGGCTCTGCCCACGGTCAAATTCCCCGGAGAGCTGCTGCTCATTTTTGTCAATGGCATGGATCAGCCCCACTGCCGCGGCATACACCGAAACGCCGTCCGGTGAGCCGTCCACGCAGTTGAGCATGGGCGTTTTCAGCCGCACCAGCCCCACAGACCCCACCGGCTGTTCAAAGGTGTAGCAGTCCGCCAGCTGCGCATACTCCGGATGGCTGCGCAGCAGCACCGGGCTGCCCAGCGAATCCTCCCGGAAGGACCGGTACAGCCGGTTTTCAATGGTCAGATAACCCTGGGCATCCACGTGCCTGCGCTCTAATAGGGTATAAAAGGCATCCCCCACCACAGAGCGCTCCATGGTGCCCACATCCGTAGGCTCACCCCGGGCATCCCGCCCGAAGATCAGCACCCGGTTTCTGGGGATCACCGTAAACCCAAAGCCGTCACCGGTGACCCAGGGCTTCAGATAGCACTCACCGCCCACCAAAGCCAACGCCACCGCCTGCTCCCGGCAAGCCTCCAGCCCAGAGAGCACCTTTTGGGTCAGCTGTCCCTGCCCCACGGCGCTGTATTCGGCAAACACCGTGCGCACCAGCTTGCTGACCACCGTGTAGGCGATCCGCTGGCAGGGATCCTCCCCGTTTTCCACCGCATCCCGGTAGTAAAGGGAAAACCACTCCTCAATGGCGCTGAGCATTTCCCCCGTAGTCTTATCCGAGACCCCAAAAGCCTCCTGACAACTGTAAATATCCATAAAAACCCCCTTTTTAATACGTGCATAGTGCGTTTATTATCGTTACTTCCCTAACCCGCTCGGTAACGTTACTGCTCTTCAACTTCCAATTTATCGAGCTTTTTATCGATAGAATCTGTAGGGGCGATCATTGATCGCCCGCCGATTTGTGCAACAAATCGGAATCGCCAACGGCGATATTCCATTTATTTCCTTCGGAAATTCCAACAATTTGCATACAAATTGTTGGACGGGCGATCAATGATCGCCCCTACGACCCCGAATGAAACTGCTCTATAAACCGGAATTTTACCGACCTGCGTCATTGTCCAGGCAACCTCTAAAAACTCCTTTTTGATGATTTGGGTGAGAGATTTTGACCCAAATTAAGTTTTGAAAACACCGGAATACTTTGTGTATTGCGGTGTTTTTAAAAGGCAAAGTTGGGGCAAAAGATCCACACAAATCGCAAAAGGGGAGTTTTTCGAGGTGCCCTCCATTTTGCATTATGCATTATGCATTTTGCATTCGCTTTTCCTTCCCATGACGGACATGCAGAAATACCGGATGTCATCCATGGCGTGATCGTTTTCCTTTTTTGGTGTGTCCTTGCTGTCGTCGTCCTCCCAGCAGTAGATGCCGAACTCTCGGATGGCATCGGCGCAGCGCTTGGACACCAGCAGCCGTCCCTGCTGCAACAGCGACCCCACCAACCGGATCCCCGGCAGCACCCGATTATCCGCCCGGCGCACCCGGAACTGTCCACGCTTGCGGATCAGGGCAATAAGGCTGGCAGCGGACGGGTCAATGACGATCCGTTCGATCCTGTGTAAGCCTGCCAGCTGCTCCAGCGCGGCGTAGTACTCCTCATCGGTCTGCATGACCCCGGTGCTGCGCCCGTCGTGGTAATATTCCTTTACCCGCACCGCGACCCCCTCCCGGACACACCAAAGCCCCGCGGAAAAAGGATTGCGTGTACCGTAATCCACAGAGATGTACCATTTATTCTCCGCTGTAGGGGTCGATGACCACATCGACCCTCCACCCCCAAAAAAGTCGGTTTTCGTCGGTGATTTCTCTCCACGCACCCACGCATCCACTTTTTCCCCAGGCAGCACATGCCGCCTTTCCTCAAAATCGTAGATCCGCCCTTCCGCGGCGCACCATTGCCCCAGCACGTACCGCCTGAAAAACACCCCGGTGTACAGCCGCTGATACCGATTGCGCACCGCCTCAGTCAGCGCCGGGTTGTCCTCCATGGTAAAATGCAGCCGCAGCAGCCGTTTTTCCCGCGCTTTTGCCACCCACTCCCGGTAGAACCAGTGCTCCTTCGCCCCGGGATTGCAGGAAAACCACAGCTTCGCCCCCTCCACGGAGCACCGGGCAGCCGCCTGCTCCACAAAGGACCGGGGCATCAGCACCGCCTCATCCAGCAGCACCCCCGCCAGGGTAATGCCCTGGATCAGCATATAGGAGCTTTCGTCCTGCCCACCAAAGAGGTAATAGGTATTTTTCCGTTTTCCCAGACGAACCGTCAGCTTATTTTCCGAACGGTTTTCGGTGATCCGGAACAAGCCGCCCAGCCACCCCTCCATAGGCAAAAGCAGGTTTCTGCGCAGCGCCCCCACGGTCTTGCCGCACAGGGCAAACACCTGATTATCAAAGCGCGCCATGCTCCATAGGAAAAAGCCGCAGGTCAGCGCCATGGTCTTGCCGGAGCGCACCGCCCCATCGCACAGGATCCCATCCAGCTCACGAAACCCCTTCCGGTTCCACCAGGTCAT